TATTGGTTGTTGACAACCAACACAAGTGCATCCCGGGAATGATCCCCGCGGGAAGATCGGGCAACGCACTATTTGCCCACTTGTCTCTAAACGCATCAAGGCGTTCACGACGTGCAATGTCATTTTCGCTAATATCATTAGCGCGTTCTTTAACTTCTTGTGCTCGGTCCGCTAAGCGGTCATCTAAGTCACGTTTTATTCTTGGATTTGCCATAATAATTAACCTTTATTGTCGCGATCATATTGTGCGTATGCACGGATCATTTTATTTCGTTTAGTTACGTCGTCCCACGCACCAGCATCTTTAATTGCCTGAACACGGTCACGGCTTAACGTGATAGTTCCAGGTTTTGACGATGATGTATTTGCAACTCTGCTAGAGGCTGTTGGGCCTGCTGAACGTCGTTGGTTCATACCGCCTTTTGCTGTATAGCGGTGGGGTAAACGAGCAGATAAACGATTATCTAATTCGTCCCAATACTCAGGATCAGTTGGATCCCAACCATCGGAGACAAGCTCTTGGTCAACTACTTTGGCAATTCTACTATCTGTATCTCTAGCTTGTGGATCAAACCAAGAGTTCTTTTTTAACCATTGTGTAGCATTTTGCTGTACTTCAGTGCTTATTGGGTTAGGAACGTTTTGTTTTGGTGCCTTAGCTTTTTCGAGTTGTTCTTTTTTATAATGCTGGGCTTGGTTTAAGCGCTGTTTGGCATCTGTTAATTGCTCCAGATATTCCATCTGGGCATCTACATCACCATTTTGCGCCGCCTGCACCATCTTCATTTTGGCGTACTCGACACGGGTTGCCTCGTCTTCAAGGGCCTTGTCAATCTGCGCAAACTGGTATGATGCTGCCGTATCTTCTACAGCCGCTAATCGCCTAGCTAAATCTTCGTTACGCTTTTCAAGCGCACTGATTTTGTGTTTTGCGGATGCCTCGCGTTGCTTAGCTAGTTCTTTCTTTAGTTTTCGCTCTTCTCTGCGGGCTTCACGAATCTTTTCTCGGTCGTCTTCGCTTTCACCATCATCGTCTTGATCGTCAGAATTTTGATCTTGTTCTTGATCTTGGTTTTCTTCATCTTGATCGTCTGATGCTTCTACTTTGACTTCTACTTCTTGGTCGTCTTCAATAGTTTCAGGCAATTCTACCCTAGCTAAAACTGACCCATCTTCCCGTTCCTTAATGGGAACGTCTTTTTCATTATCTGCCATACTTTACTTTCTACAAAGTTAATCTACAAACGCTTTCATTTTTTGCGCTGCTTCAAACGATTTAATCTTAGAGATTACTTCACGGGCTTGTAGTGTAATAAAAACTACGGGTGCTCCGTCATCATTTGGCTGCACAATATAACGATCACCGCCGTACTTAATTGTGCGAACTAAATCGCCAATTTGACACCAGGGGCCTTCTGGCCATGGAGTTAGGTCTTCTGGGCTTTTATACGCCAAGGGACCAATGTCTCGTACTTTAGCTACCGTTTCATTAAAGCGTAAAGTTTGTCTGGTCTCATCAACTAAGATGATTCCGCCTTTACTGGTTACTTTTTCCCGGCGTAATTGCACCAGTACTCTGTCACCTAGTATTTCAACCCCAGGGTCTATATTCGGAAAGCATTCCTGCTCGCTACGTAGATCTGGTTCGTCTTGCTGTTTAAAATCAATCACCGTACGGTAATCCTTTCTATACTTCTTCGTCGTCTTCCGTTAAAATTGATTCAATGATGTCTAAAACAATTGTAAAACCCTCGTAACGCCCAACTAGACGCTGATAGTCTTCAAATGTATTTACATTCATTCCTGCGGTAACGTTGTCCGCTAGGTTACTACGCTCAGTCTTTACACGACCGATAATTTCACTAATAAAGTCATTCATACTCTTACTAATGCAAAAGGGCGAGTATTTCCGCCCTAAATATTAATAAAAATTACCGCCACCGATGTCTTTTAGGTTTTTATCTGGACCTACTTTAGAAGAACGGGCTGGTTTGCCTTTAACGGCATTGTTAGGACGCTTAGATCCAGATGGACCTGCGTCTAGTTTTTTGTCCTCTGGACCACCGCCTGAAGACAGTTTGCCAGTTTCTTGGTATGTTTGACGAAAGCCTTGTAAATTGTTATCGGCCATTATATTGCTCCTGTTGGGGGTGTTGTTGGTGGTTGTGGTACTGATGCTTGTTGTTCTAATGCTTGTTGGTGTGCTTGATCTGCCAATAATGCCTGCTTTTCTAGCTCAAGTTGATGATTTTGTTGATCTGCTTGCGCTTGGAATGCCTGTTGTTGCACTGCAATACCGTGTTGACGGATGTCCTGTTCAGAAGCACGGGTTGCCTCAAAAGCAGACATGTTTTGTTCGTGCATCAATTTAGCTTGTTGTTGATCTAGCTGATTGCCAGCTTGGATCATAGCAACGCGTTCTTTTGCAGCATTGTTAATGTTTGCCATTGCAATATCTTTGGCATTACGTTGGCCATCAATATCAGATTGTGTTTGATATTTAGCAACAAGTTCTTGTACTTGTTGTTCCATTTGTTTAATCTTAAGCTCATACTCTTGCTGTGATTTTTGTAAATCAGCCTGCATTTTGGCTTGAGATTCTTTAGCTTTACGATCTGTTTCAGCCATTTGGGTTTTAAGGAATGCAGCTGCTGTAGGATCTGCCATTGCTGCAGACTCTTGTTTGAGCTGATTTGCCTGTTGTACTTTTTGAGCCAATCCTTGAATCTGTTGTAAAAATGGTTGCATTTCTTGCTGAGAATCTTGGTTTACCATTTGTGAAGCAATTGCCAACGCTTGTTGTGCTTCTTGATCTAATGGCTTTTCTTGATGCAATTCAAGAGAATCACGACCACCGGCTGCAGTTGCAACGTGACCACGCATAGCTTGCAAGTAGTGTAATGTTAAATGTTGTTTAATGTGTTCTAACGCATTCGGTGCAAATGTTGGCCCAATAACTGGGTTGCCACCGTAAGCAGGGTTGTTTGCGTATTCTAAGTGAATCTTTAAGTGAGCAATGTGATCTTGGTCTGGATATGCAGCTGCAGGACGGCCCATAGTCATTGCTACGTTTTCTAACGCAGGGTTAGACTCTTTAGCACCCATTGGGTTTGGCAATACTTCTTCAACCGCTGGAATTTTAAGTTGCTGTAAAATTCTACGGTACACGCCACGGATGTCAAACATACCTGGAGGCGCTGAACTAGCCATCTGTAATAGAGCCTGGTTCTGAGCAACACGTTGTGTTTCTGAAAAGATGTTAGGATCGGATACTGGACGTACGTCATTGTTGTACGCAAAGTCACGAACCTCAACTTCAGTACCAGACTGGTTATCCATCTCTTCTAAATACCAATGATTTAGACGAGAAATAATGTTTAATGATTTAGCTTGGCTGCGATGCAGACGTGCGTGGATAGCTGAGAACACCTTAGCACCTTGCTCAATAAGAGCTTGTGCTGTGCCAACTGGCATGTTGTTGTTTGCTTCGCCAATCTTTTCTTCAGAGGTAGTAACTACGCCTTTAGCAGCAGATGTCAACCAACCCATCAATTCCATCAATACTGATGACGGTGGATTGAACGGCATTGCCATTGCAATCTTACGTACATCGTCTACACCAGGTGCACCTTCAATCTCAATTACTTGTGTCGGCTCGATTCGGTCAGATTGTCCACCAATTCGTCCACCTTTGAGCTTAAGTAGTGTTTGACTGTTATTAATGTGAGCAGCGTCCAATAGGGCACGCAAAGCACCAGTAAGAGCAGCGGAGAGACCACCAATAAGATGAGGTAACCCAATTGCGTAAGCGCCACGCCAAGGAATGAATTTGAATTCAACATACCATTCTAGCTTTTCTAATTTTTCGTCGTTTGCTTCCCAGTTGCGATAAAGCGCTAATACCTTGGAAGATGACTCATCAACTGTAAGGATGTAGGGAGCACGACGACCTTCTGTAATCTCGTCTTCGTCCATACGCATGAAACATGTTACTTCATACACACGGCGCAAACCATCAATGTTTTTACCTGATGACTGTTTACCTTCAATCTTATTGTTGGCTTTTTGTGAGCCAGTCATGTCATCAATTGGTGCATCAGACGTGTAACTGTCATCTATGTCACGGTAAATACCTTGCTCAACACGTTGCTGGAAAATGTCTTCAGTAATGTCTTGTACTTCAGTAACACGTGCTGAGGTATAAAAGTTGGTAGATGCGTAAGGGAGGAGTAAGTTGTCAATGGGAATCCATTCACACATTGGACGCTTTTGTTCTAAGTCATAGCGCCATTTAAGATACTGTGAACCACCTAATGGTAACTGAGTGAGCAGTTGCTCCATCTCATCACGGTACTCTTGTACTTGTTCTGTAAGCTGCCAGTTAAGGAATGTTACCTTACGATCTGCAGTTTCTTGTTTGATTCTGTCGGCTGCGCCCTTGATGTTTGATTTAACAATACCATCTGGTGGGAGTAGCTCTTTGGAGGATGACGCAGCGAAGTCAACGCATGCCTCAGCCATAACGGGGTGGACGACTTTGGAAGCCCCATCGAATGTCGCGCCGCCAGGTGCGTCCTTACCTAAGCCAGTTCTACGAAGACCGTCTTCGTATTGTTTGTCTCGTTCTTTACGTGCTTCTTTATCTTCATCAATTAAGTCAAGGTAATCGCTTGCTAACTGATCTAAGAAACTCTCATCGAGAGATTCTGCTAAATTTTCATAAAACTCTGGGTCTTTACGTGGACCGGTTTTTTCTTGGAAGTTAACAATGACTGAACCATCGTCTAACTCAATAACTTCTTGTTCTACTTCTTCAGGCTCTAATCCTAAAACCTCTTCGTAATGATCCATCTCGGCATCTTGTTCGGCCGCCAGCTTTACATCTTCGTCTCTTTCAAGACCGGGCAAGTTAGAGCCCATTTGCATCGGTATTTGTGGATTTGCCATAGATTATCTGAATTTGGTGGATGTATTTGTCCTATAACTACTAATGCAAAAAGAATGGTGTTTCCGCCCTATTGGGCATACGGATTGAAGAATTTCTTTTTGTACTCGTCGTCTGCGTAATCGTAGTCTCGGGCTGGTAGGGGGTCTAAACGCACCCATCCAGAGTCCCTAAGAACACGCAATGCTTGTGACAGGGAATCCACATAGTCATCATGGCCCCCTGCTTCTGGAAACGAACACACCTGCCGAATAAACCGTTTGGCCCAATCTGCAAAGTCACCTTTTAGTTTGGTGTCTTCCGGTATGTAGACTTTACCCTTGGCTACCAAAGGTGCCACAATGTTTACACGCTGCACCTTATCGGCACGACCTGGGTTGTAACCACGCACAGGCACACCGGCGCCCTGTAGTTCTTGGATCAGGGAGATACCAGCGGATTTATCTTCCATAAGTATGAGGTCTGCTTTTTTACCTTTGCCAAACTCGTTGTCTGCCCCGTAGACTACTTCTTTAAAGTCTTCAATTACTTTACGACGCAGCTCTGGATACGACATGTGGGCATCCCAAGCATCTAAAAGGATAACGGATGTACCAGAATCAAGCTGTTCAAACACACCCCACACAGTGCATGCCGTTGGGTCGTTAGTTGTTTTTTCGCTGGTAGCTGGATCGTATGAGGCAATTACGTACTCTAGCTCTGGTGTGGCTTTGTGTGCTGGCCACATGCGGAACTGTTTACGTTTGATGATACCAGCTGCTTCTGGATCAAGAATCTCACCATAGATCTCTTGTCTTCCAAGGTCAGTGCCATCATACGTTTCAAGCTGTTTGAAAAAAGTCTCTGATAGGTTTGATCTGTTGTCGTAAGACGAGGCGTTTGCAACATAGACATCTCCTCCTATTTTTCCTTCGTTAAGATCAACGATGAGCTCTTTAGGTTTTGGTGTGGTGGTAATAATCTGCTGCACCCTAGGGATTCTGGGGTCTTTAAGACGGAGGGTAAACTGTACGCCGTCGTAGGCATCGTCGATGTAATCAAACGCACACAGCTCGTCAAACCATGCTCCATGATATTGTTTACCGCGGTACCGTTCTGGCTCGGAGGCTGGGATACCTTGGATGATGGAGCCGTTGGTGAGGGTAATTTCAAAGAGGGACTTGTTGTAGTCTCGTATAAGTGACGCGGGGATGATATTGAGAAGTCCGGAGTCTCCTTCAAAGCAAGTTGCACGTATATCATTTGAGGTAGGGGCTGTGACCAACCATCTAGTATTATCATACTTCCAAGCACGAATGCCAATCCAATTACTAGCCGTATGCGTCTTCCCCGATCCTCGGCCAGCCAACATAAGAAACGTATCATACTCTCCATCTTCTGGTTCTCTTTGGTGTGGCAAGGCTTGTATCTGCCATTTGACCTGCCACATAGCGGCATCAAGTTGGGCATTAGGCCAGTGCTTGTGTGATTCTGCAAACTTCTTAAGAATCTGTTCTTGTTTAGGTGTTAGCATGTTGAAATAAATCCTTCCCCTACTAGCAGGGTATTGTCTGGCGCTGTGGTTTCAATATGAACACACGCTTGTGGCGATATTTCTTCAATTGCGTGAATGAATCTTCTACCGTACACAATTTTTAACGGCGGAGATACTTGGTTAGATATTAATTTTAACCTACTTCTGAAAAAAAGTGTGTAGGCTTTGTGAGTTTCGTTGTGTAGTATGCTTGTCTTGTGGCCCAAGGACTCTGCCAGGGCTTGAACCTGCTGAACTACGGACAAATTGTGGTTAGAAAACTGAAATTTGTCTTTTTTAATGTTGTATTGCCGCGATTTTGAATAAATTATACCACGAAGCAGGGCAATTCGCTGCTCAACGTCTGCCAATAGGTAGTTGTTTGGTATTTTGTAAGGGATGTTAGGCAGAAGATGTGACTCTATCGTGGGGGAGGTGGCAAATTCTCTTTCACCGGACTCGGATAACCAATGCTCCGTCAGTTTGTACCCTGCGTTTTTGAATTCCTCATGCACATCTAAGGAAAGTCCCTTTGGTGGGGTCATCATCCTATTGGTTTTCCTATTAAAAAACCAAAAGCCAAACACAAACGGGGGTACCGGTAGGGTTTGGTGGGGTAATTCCAGTGGGGGAGTTGTTTGGACGGAGTACATGTACTCCTTTGGGCGGTGCTTTAACGGTCCGTCTAGTATCTGTTTGACCATTACAGGTCTAAGTTTGCGTTTAAACTTGCGGACTTGCTTGTAGTTGAATATTCTGTGGCGGTGCATAGGGTTTTCTGTAGGAAACCCAAGGTTCTCATCCCCTGACATGGTCAGGTTGTCGGAAAACGTAACCATGTAGCAGCGCTGTGCTCGGTACTCTTGTACCAGTTTAACCCTAACCAGGTTGCCAGTTCGGTCAAACACATAGTCGCCCACCTTTAACAGACGGGCCGGTTTCCAATAGTCAAGTGTTAATACTTTTTCGTTTGCTAATATCGCCATGAAAATTTTCTAGGACCCAACGGTCCAGCCAACGCCCTAACGGCGCTCGTATTTTATATTGAACAACGACTGGCAGGTTTTGGATGTTCATTGTTTCTTTAGTTATGCTAAGTCTAAATTGCAAGAACCGTATTGTTTCATTATCCAGTATTTCAACCGGTGCATCCACCATGTCAATGTTATGAGCATCACACACCAAAATTCGCAGGCCCTTGAACTGACCCTGTGCATTTTCTAATGCACCTTGGATTTGGTATACATATTCATTCATAATTTTACTAATGCAAAAAGAAGGCTGCTAGCGCCCTGGAACCAGGTAATATACTTTAAATTGTCACAGTAGTCATAGTAGTCAGGGTCTAATCCAGTTCAAGCCGCCTATACGTTTTTTATTTTTTTAAAATAATAAAATAATAAGAAATAAGGGTGACTACTATGACTACTGTTACTATCAAGGACTTACGAGCAACTCCTCACAAAGATTTTACGAACTATCAAGGACTTACGAGCGACAGTTAAAGCAACAGTAGTCAGGATGCACCAAAACGGTGCATAAAATTCTACAAAAAAAATAAAAAAAAATTTAAGGGGACAGGCATTTGCCGAGCTTGTTCTTGGGCTGAGCCTCGGACCGACGGCATGGGGGTCTGCAAAATTGGTGCATCGCAATATGTTTCTTACCCCTCATTCCGCATTATGAAATCATATCTCACTATCTGAAATGGTGCGGTGCAATATGGTGCAATGCAACAATGGTGCAATGCAACATGGGCAATATGGTGCGGTGCAACAATGGTGCGGTGCAACATGACGCATCGTTTAAACAGGGTGGCAATATGGTGCGGTGCAACATGACCGATACGGATGTTAGTGGGGGCTAACATAGTGTCAATATGGTGCGGTGCAACATGGCTATGCGGGTGCGAGAGCATGAAGGGGTGGAGGGAGTAATGTTGCAACGCAACAATCACAAACCCTGTTCAACTTCAAAGAAAGTGCCATCCAACATGACAATCCAATCCAAAGGGTTTTAAGGGGGTTTATAGCCGACTTAGCCCCCTTGCTTACCTTACTATTCCACCCCTTGCGATCTCGATTTTGTAAGGGTAAACCCTAATAGGGTTTGTCCCAATGCCCACCCTGTTTAAACCATGAGAGTATTGAGGGGTCAGGGGCTTTCCCTGTCAAATTGATCACTAACCATAAGAGGAAATAGAACAATGTTATTGCTAACCTACACCCCCGCCACAGTAGCCACCACCGCCAATCGTGAGGCATGGCTCAACACCATTACCAATCGGTTCATTCGCCCCCTGTTTGCATCCAAGGGCTACACCATCCCCGCCAATGTGCGTTTGTCATGCTCACTATCATCAAGTGGCATCCACACCAAAAAGCATCAAAAGAAATTCACCCTTGGTGAGTGCTATTCGCCAACCGCATCAGGTGACAACACTATCGAAATCATGATCGTGCCAACCCTAGCCGATTCTGCAAGGGTCATTGATGTGCTAGTGCATGAATTGTGCCATGCCACAGTAGGCAATAAAGAGGGTCACAACAATGTATTTGGGGCTTGTGCTAGGGCTGTTGGCTTAGAGGGCAAACTCACCAGTACCAATGCGGGTGAGTGGCTTAAAGCCCTTATCGCCCAATGGATTGAGGCAGAGGGTGAGTATCCCCATGCCAAACTATCCACAGGCTACCGCAAGCAATCCACTAGAATGCACAAGTGTGATTGCCCCTGTGGCTACACTATGCGTATCTCTAGCAAGTGGCTCAAACTGGCTACCCCTAGATGCCCCCTTGGTCATGGCGATATGACCCATGACTTTTTGCCTGAGTATGACTATGAGGGCGAGGAATAAAAACTAATCGGGGGCAATCCTGCCCCCTGTTTAAACACTATTGGAGATTCTAAATGAAAGTTTTTAAATTTGATGTAAGCAGATCAGCTAAGGGTGATTTCATTGAGGATATCGCCCGCCCTCACTCAACTGGTGGCATTGTTGAGGGTAAGATCACACCACCCCGCCACAATACCGCTACTCACTCATGGCGGGTGATTGGTGAGGCGGGTTACAACACCAACCGCCCCAACCTTTCCTACCCTTTCCCTGTTTGCTTTTGCATGGGTCAATTCTCATGTGGTACTGAAGCCCCAATTTGGGAATGGGTGATTCTAATGCCCCGCAAAATTGCCCCCGTTGGTGATGATGCGTGTCAGGTGTTGCGTGATCAATTCCCCTTTGCGGTCAGAATGTTGGAGTGTATTGAGGGCGATAGCCTAGAGGATATAAACCCCGCAGATGTTCAGAATTTGCTAGACCAATGTTTAGCCGACCCCAACAAAATGGCAAGGGCATCCACAGAATTTTTTGCTAAAGAATTAAGTCTAGATTGGGAAATGGGTAGAGGGGAATAGCCCACCTTGTTTAAACAATGCGGGGCTTGTCCCCGCATTTTTTTGCCCCCTCACATTGTTTAAACAATGCCCACACCCCCAAAAATTTGCCCCTTGTTCCTAGCCATAAACCCACAATCAATTTAGAAGCGTTTTAAGGGGCTTTATAGCCGACATTGGCATTTTTGAGGGGATAGTATTACCACCCCCTCTAGCTCGATTTTCTAATGGTAAACCCTGAGTATAAGACTAGGGTAAATCATAACTAAAAGATATAAAGAAAACAGGGCGAACTATGATCTAATTTGATTGTGGATTGTCCACATGATTACTAACCGATAAGGAATAGAACAATGAATCTGAATTATTCAAGATCGTATCAATGTCTGATCGATTCCACTAAAGCCCATGCGGGTAAGGGCAAGTGGAAGATTACCCCATACTCTAAAACTGATGCCCTTGTGGAGTATTTCCAAAATGGCAAGTGGGTAGGACAGGGGTCAGTAGATGTGGCATGGCTCAAGCCAACCAATCAGGGGGGTGTTTAAACCATGTCAGGATATATGTTAGATACACCCGAACAAATCAAAATGTATCGGTATTTTGTAATGCTCTCAGGGCTAAAGCTAGAGGTGTCAGGGCTTAAAATGCGTGGCGGGTCGTGCTACGCTATGGTCAAGCGTGAGTTTGGCTTTAAGGGCAACAAAACCGCAGTCTATAACCAATTAGCCACTATTCTAGGCAAACCAACCATATAAGAAAGGGTGCGGGGGAAACCCCGCATTGTTTAAACAATGCAGACCTATTCAATCTATATCGAATACACCAATGACACCTACGAGGTCATTGAGGTAAAAGCAGAAAATGAACCTGAAGCAGAAGCAAAGGGTATTGGTTACGCTATTCTTAACCATGATGAACCCATTTACTTTATTGAAGCGACCCCCGTTTAAACAACACGAAAGGCAACACCATGAACCAATTAAAACTCAAACCATTAGCATCCAATATGAACCTGATTGATACCCCCGACTATCTTTTATTGTTCAGTTATGCCACCCCTGTGGCTTGCTACGATAAGCATAGCCTTGACTACTACCGCACATCTAAAAAGTGGTCTATGACCACCACCCGCCATATAAACAAGTGGCTTGATGGTGTTCAAGCAATCGAACAACCCCAAGAGTATTTTGACAACCTATTAAGTGTAGAGAGTGTTTAAACCATGCCACAATTCTACTTAAACAATAAACCAATACCGCAAGGTGTTGCAGTCAATCATTTTGCCAATGCACTAGGAAAATTTAAAGAATCTAGGGCAATCATTCAAAAGGCACTTATGGGTGATAAATTTGCTATTAAACAATTAGCCGAATATGGGCTACATATTGGAGGTGTTTAAACCATGTCAGACCCAAAAGCAAACGAAGCATTTTATGAGTGGGAACAGTCCCAATATGGGGGCAATTCGTATCTGTCAGACAATGACCGCCTATTGTGGATACAAGGATATAAAGCGGGGGTTCTAGCCCTTTTTGAATATGCAATCAAACATACAGAGGATGTTTAAACATGACTACTGATCACATTGTGGGCTTTATTCTAGCCCTTGTATTTACCGCAGTTATTTTAGGGGGTTCTACACTATGACAACAGGCACAAAGGTCTTATGGTGCGGGTTTGACCCCGCCACAGTCATAAGCATAGCGGGTGAGTGGGCAACGATTCGATTCGATGACACGCACACACAGACCATAGTAAACATTAAACATTTAGAGGAAGTTTAAACAATGCCAAGACCACGAACAGAAAAGACCGACACAACAGGGATACACATTACCGCATTTATTGACAACGACACAAAACGGGAATTTGAAACCTATTGCAAGACCCTAGACATCAACGCTAGTCAGTTGGTGCGTAGGTTAGTAAAAGACGAATTGAAACATAAAAGATGGGAGGGTTTAAACAATGTCTAAAGATGATTTTTACTGCACCCTTTTATTATTAGGGTTATTCCTAGTATATTGTTTTGCACCTGATCTATATAGTCCTAGTTTTCAACAGTAAATAAATCAACCATGAGAGGAAACACAACCACCCATAAGCGAACCATAAACCCACCTAGACAAGTGGGGGCAGTAATCCCTTACAACCAATGGGTAAAGCCATGTAAACAGTTTTAAACCCCTAGACAAAGGGGAGTAGTTTAAACAACACCAACCACGAAAGATATCACCATGTCAGATTTATATAAGTCGTTATCATTACAACAAACCGCAGACCTAATTTTAGCAGTCGGAGATTCAACCACAGTATTGGCACAGGGGGAAATGGGTATCGGTAAATCCTCTATCCTCTCTATACTTAAATCAAAACTACCTAACCACCATTTTTGTTATGGTGATATGACCACCAAAGATGTTGGTGATTTTCTAGTCCCAAAGATACGAAGTTTAAACGATGTCGAGGTGTGTTCTTTTATTCCCAATGAGGAATTTGGATTTCACCACAATAAGCCCATAGTGCTAATGCTTGACGAGATCGGCAAGGCATCCAAGGCAGTAATGAACGCTTGCTTGCGTTTAATGTTAGAACGCAAGCTAGGCACATATAGCCTACCTGAGGGGTCTATTGTGTTTGCTACTACCAACCTAGCTAATGAAGCGATTGGGGACAACCTACCACCCCATGCACGAAACAGAATATCAGTTGTGAAGGTTCGCAAACCCTCTAGTGATGAATGGATTGAATGGGCTTTAGATAACGACATAGCCCCCGAAGTTTTAATGACAGTTAAACAGTTTCCGCAGATGTTGGCATCCTTTGAAGATTTCAACAACGCATCAGATAACGAATACATCTACGACCCACGCACACCCCGCCCCGCATTTTGCACCCCACGCAGTTTAAACAGGGCATCCGACATTATCAAAAAGTCTAAGTCCTTAGGCACAGACATCATGGCACACGCATTAAAAGGCACAATAGGCAACAGAGCCACCTACGATATGCTCTCTATTATCCAATTAACAGATGAGTTGCCATCATGGGAGGAAATCATTAAAGACCCATCAAAGACCAAAGTGCCTAATTCAGCTAGTGCTGTTTGTATGCTTGTCTATTCAGCTATTCAGCAAGTCGAAAAGGACAATGTAGGTAAGTGGATTACATACATGGAGAGATTATCTAAAGAGGCACAGGGCTTGTTTGCTACTTCTGTAATGCGAACAAGTAAGAAAACGACAGTAGGCACATCACAAGGGTTCATCAAATGGGCTACCGCAAACAATTACCTATTCGCACAGAGTGTTTAAACATCATGTATCCAAATTTCAAAAACAAACCAAGGGTCAGATCAGTCAAACAATTTGAAGTGATCTATCAAAAATCAATGCAGTATAAGATTAAGCAAGCTAAAACACCCGCAGAAAAGCGAAAGGTCATATCCGAAGTAAACCCTTTGTATTATGTTTTCGGGGTAAAACGCAAGGTGTTTAAACCATATCTTACTTACGAGGAAAACTATGAAATTATTTGACAAACAAGCTAGTTGGCGGGATGATTTAATGATGGACATGAGAGAATTAAAATCTCTTGGTATCAATGTCCCTGATAAAGCATTTAAACTGATTGACAATGCCATGCTTGAGGATTATCAAAGTATGGATGATACAGAAGTAGTTGATCATCTTATTATGTTAGCCAATATTGGAGAGGTTTAAACATGGCACAGAATGAAGCAGAAAACATTATTCGTATGTTGATCAGTTTGGTTTACAGTCTATGTCCTGATGAGGAATATGAGGAATTGTTTGAGATTCAGGAAACCATAGATAAAGCAGAACAGTATCTCGATAGTTTACAGGAGGTTTAAACATGGTGCATGAATGGGAAGCATATACACTAGACCACACAGACGAAAGGTGGGGTGTTGGTCGGAACATGGTGGTAGATGGTCGATACAAGTTTGAGAAGTATCCCCGCAGTTATAAGAGTGCCAAAAGTGCAGAACAAATGGCAGACTGTTTAAACTTAGGATTTAAAAGGAAAGATAATGGCATTGACCGCAGAACAACGAATTGAAAGATGTCATATTGAGTTGATGAAGCACCCACATTTTGTAGCCTATTCGGGCATCTTAATGATTGGCGAAACCAAAGTAGATGACAAAGTGCCAACCGCTATGACTAATGGTCGTGATGTTAAGTTTGGCAGACAGTTTGTAGAGAGTTTAAACGATGCCGATTTGCGTGGGGTCATCTTGCATGAAGCCAAGCACAAAATGTATCGCCATCTACTGACATGGAAGCACCTAAATAAGCAAGACCCACAAAGGGCTAACATGGCTTGTGATTATGTCATCAACATTGAATTGGTAGATGAGGGTAAGGCATCTAGTGGGTTTGTAACACTACCCAAAGGTGGGCTTATAGACGAAAAGTTTAGAGGGCTTAATTCAGCAGAGGTGTTTGCGTTGTTACCCCAACAACATGGTGGAGGTGGTGGTGCGGGTGGTGATGGTGAAGGTGGAGGATTTGACGAACACGATTGGGAAGGGGCAGATGGTTTAAACGATGAGGAGAAAACCGAATTAGCCAAAGAGATAGACCAAGCTATTAGGCAAGGTGCAATCTTGGCGGGTAAGGTAGGTGGTAATGTTGATCGTTCATTCACAGACCTTATGAGTGCCAAGGTAGATTGGAAGGAAGCCCTTAGAGAGTTTGTATCCGCAGTATCAACAGGCAAAGACGATTCAACATGGCGAAAACCGAACCGCAGATGGTTACAACATGACATATATATGCCATCTACTGTAAGCGAATCTATGGGTCGTGTAGTGGTCGCTATTGATACATCAGGCAGTATATGGGGTGATGTCCTCAACCGATTCGTAAGTGAAGTGGCGAGTGTTATGCAGAACATGAACCCTGAACAAGTTGATCTTCTGTATTGGGATAGCCAAGTGGCGGGGCATGAGGTGTATGGTTTAAACGATGCGGATAGAATGACATCAACAACCAAGCCCAAAGGTGGAGGTGGCACAAGCCCATCTTGCATAACACGCTACATGGCAAAACATAAGATTGACCCTGTGTGCGCTATTATTCTTACAGATGGATGTGTGGGGAACGATTGGGGTGGACAATGGAGTTGCCCTACATTGTGGGCTATTACAACCGACATCAAGTCCCCTATTGGTCAGACTATCAAGGTAGAGGTGTGATATGACAGACGATGATTGGTTAGCTAATGAAAGGTTTGAGGAAAAGATACATAACATGAGAGAATTATTTGAGGATTCTCCCGCTATAAATCTATACGATTGGTTAGTAGAAGCACACCCCGAAGTGTTTAAACAATGGCAGTCAATTTACGATATTGAAAGAGAAAATTAAAATGGGATTTTATAGACAATCATGCAGTCCATACGATGTGCAACAATACCAAGGTGGTAGGTTTACCTTTGCCACAGTCAAGGAACGCTACGAGGCAACCAAGCCAATACAAGGTAAAAGAAAAGATCAGGACATTAGACCAATTAGGCGGAGAGATAGATCGTTTGAACGCATTGTCAAAGTAGATGACAATGAATACTATGTTACCTTTGATAGCTACAAGTACCGCACCAACCATAACAAGGCAATCTCATGGCAGATGAGGGATGGCATGGAGTATATGACTGTTCACACACCACGCAAAACATGGTCAAGCACAGACCCGCATGAGTTATACCCACGCTATTTGTCATCAGCATCTACATTATGGTTTTACGATTTCAATATGCCACATGGTTTTAACATGGTGAACCACTATGTCAATAAGTATGTCAAACACAATGACAAATACTACTCGATTGAATTGGGTGATATTGTGTTTCAACGCAAAGAGGGCAATAGTGATTGGCAACCCCTAGTAGTCCACAGACAGTTTAAACATCATATTGACAGGGAACAGACCAAACAGTTAAAAGAATCTATTAAACCATTCCTAGATTACTTTGACATCATGCACGATGTTGTTGAACCAAAGTATGACTATGGTAATACCATCAAGGCATCAGTCAATCCCGAAAACCAACACAACGCAACCCCCGACATGGTGCGGGAAGTGTTTAAACCAAGTGATACTATTCCCGATGCGTGGCTATTGATGGTCGAAAGATACAAACGAACATTGACATATAGTAAGAGATTAGAAGATGGCACATGGTCAAGCAATAAGACATGGCGAGAGGATTTACCTAAGGCATTGTTAAAAGATTTGTATGAGGCAGTCAAACCATGCAAAAAAGTCGAAGTCCCTCTAGGTGAAGTGTGTGTTGATCGTTATAAATCATGGTATAGATAAGGAAAAGAAAATGTCAGATAACATTAAAACAAGCAAGCATTTTGGTATTGATACAGTAGATACATTGATTGAATTAAAAGATATGATTGCTAAGGTAGTCCCCGACATAGTGTTTAAATCAGGTGATATAAATAAATGGGGTTTAGATAAAGATAAATACCCCGATGGTATATGTATGGGATTCCAAGTGTTTCACATTACCGACACAAACAACGCTATTGGTTCGATAGATGTAAATTGTTACAATGATAAACCTAAGTATGGCATTAGTAGTTTAAACATCACAAGTGGTCGATGTTCGTATGGGATTCATGGTCAGCACAAGTATTCTATCCACCCAAAGAATGTTGTCAGGGAAGCCAAGAAAGCGTTTAAACCATTTACATTCGATCAAATTGCAGATCGCCATAGACATGATTTTGTAAGCAAAATAAACAGTATCAGTAATACTATGAATTGGGAATTGCGACAAAATATTTGTGATGGTTATGAACATTTTATTGATGATCTTGAAAACTTACATCACATGGGTTACACATCAAAAAACGAAAAGTTTGCAACAATGATGGATTATGTTATCCAAAATAAAGAAAAGATTGATAAATACAAACATTACAACCCCATTCATTACTTTGTTTTAGTTAAAGATGGTGAAGTGCATTATCGTTTAAACCTAGCCAAAAATGAACCGCCTATCAAATTGCCATCTAAAGAGGCACTACCTGATGACATCAAAGGTAAACTGTTTGTCCTTGACATTACCGATAAGCAAGATTTTGTAGAAGATATTGGGCTTAAAGAAAACGATGGTGCATATTGGATAATCGCATGACCACAAGATACTTTGTGCATAAGAGTGGTAAGTTTACAGGGGTGGCTGATCTTCCAAACTTTGCGAAGATGGGCATGAAGCCACCCCGCAGTTTTGAGATATATAGAGATGATGCCCATAGATTTTCGCATACAAACACCGACTACTATATTGAAATAACCAAAGAAGTTTACGATATAATGAGGAGTGTTTAAACATGGTGAAAACCTTTGTAATGAATAAGCTAACAGGCAAAGTAGGCATAGCAAATCTACCCGAAGGATTAGATTTTGATAAAAAACCCCCTACCAGTTTTGATGTTAGGTGGGGCAATACCAATTACACTATCAGGGCATCTACTAAAAGCACCGCCAAGATAACCAAAGAAGTAGCTGATATACTACGAAAGGTTTAAACATGATCATCACAGTATTTTTTGAAAACGAAAGTCCATCACACGCAGACATGGTAGCCAAGTTTGATAGTGAGGAATTATATATGGCTTGCTTACCCGCATTGGAAAAGATGGCTAAAAGCATGAGCATGATTGTTACTGAATCAGTAAACGAGGATGATTATATGGAAGTTAATTGGGAGATAGACCAACCATGAAGTATAAATCAAGCATAGTGATAGAACGAATAGATCAGCTAGTCATGGAAGCAAGGCAATCTACCATAGTACCTGAGGATTTTATGGCTATGATAGCCCATAGCCTAGAACACCCCATTGAACAAGTGTGGCGGGTCAAACTCCAAGGGGATGGCACAATAGATATGTATAGTTTTGCCATGCCCCAACAAAAAAATTTACCTACGACTAAGTGTTTAAACACCGCGTTACTACCACAATGGGTAAACGAAAGACTGTCGGTGCTACAAATTTGCCAAGCTGGTGATATCGTAGATGGAGTAGGGCAGAAGGTATCAGATAAGGTTTACTATGTCATTGAATAAGCTCAAATACGATGACTTTGGTGAGCTAGTGTGGGTTCAGCCCCAGAAGCCTAAACGCAATTCAAAAAAATTTACCTATGCGACTGCGTTTAAACAACTAGGGGAAGCACCATTTTGAATGTAATAGGGGCTTTTCTTTTTATCCCTGTCTATGCCCTTATTTGGGTGTGGAACACCCTATCAGACCTACCATACTACTGTTGGATTCCTTTTTTAGGGTGGTGGGCTTATAGATATATTAGGAAAAAATAACTGTGGTATAATCGGGGTTTTACATTTCATATTGTGAAACGCCAATGACCCAAAGTGATATTCTTAGTAATTATTTACAGTCCCTCTATGGGATAGAACCCCTCTCAGTTGCAGAGGAACATCAATTAGCCAAGCAGATACAGAGTGGTGATCAAAAAGCCCTTGAAAAGCTAATCAAACACAATCTAAGGTTTGTTGTATATGTTGTGCGTGGTTTAACTGCGTGGCAACATGGCAAAACCCCTGTTGAGGACATCCTTAGCATGGGGAATGAAGCCCTGTTCATGTCAGCAAAGGTGTGGAAGCCAACCAACAATTCGGGATTTGCTACCTTTGCCAAGCCATTCATCCTTCGTGGGGTTAAGCGGGAGTTGAACAACACAGAGAATCTAATACGATTGCCTGTGAACATCATGCTTGATATTAAACGACTGAAATTTGCAGAGAGAACACTATCTCAAACCCTGTGCAGACAACCTTCTAAGAGGGAAATTTCCCAAATGATAGGGATGCCTGAGATTAGGATTGATGAGTTGCAAAACCATATAAATCGTGAACCAAGTGGTTTAAACGATCTAAAGAATGACGAACACTTCGAGGAAAAACAAGATGACTGATGAACAAAAACAAAAATATGCCCTCTTTATACAAGCTAGGGACAGGATTCGACATTCTAATAAGTGGATACCGACAAAGGATGTCATCTGCACAGTTGATGTAACTGGTTTAAACCACCCCCTCTATAAAGCAAACTATGCTTATTTACACTATCAGGAGATGTTTAAACAATGGCTTGCAGTTGAGCCTGAGTATAGGAAAACAGAAAAGATGAGCATGATTAGGGGTGATTATGAAAAACAAGACACATGGAAGGGTGAAAAATGAGGGCAATACCGATAGATGTATATGATAAAGACGGCAACCTAGTCAAAATTGAAGTAACAGATTCGGCTGGTGAGTTTATAATACAGTCCTTGTGGGATGAAAATGATGCACAAACCCATGAGAACCGAATCAAATTTAGAGAATGGACATACAGTCATTTAAGGAGAATTGGGTATGAAATCGATTAAATTAGCATTGGCAACACTATTATTAGTTCAATCTATCAGCGTTTTGGCAGATACAGTCATTATTAACACACCTGGAGGCGGTCAGACAGTTTGCATCGTCCAAGGTAATGTTGTTACCTGTTTTTAAGCCTTCTTAGGATTAATTTTGTTTTGATTTGAACTTTCAAATGAATTGAAATTGTCATAGTAGTCATAGTAGTCAGGGTCTATTTCACTTTATCCCTCCCCTTACGTTTTTTATTTTTTTAAATTTAAAAAAAGATAAAGTAAGGGTGACTACTGTGACTACTGTTACTATCAAGGACTTACAAGCGTAGTCTCAACGAACTATCAAGGACTTACAGCGCACACTTAAAGTATGGATAGTCAGGGTGCGTAAAAACAACATTTCACAATGTGAAATAAGTGAACAATTTGGTTGCAAATCGGTTTAAACAGCATATAAAATACCTCCATGAATACAAAACCTACCACCCTACCAGTAATATTTGAAAATATACCGATGGAGCTCAAAAGAATCCCACGTTGGGTTCTATGGCGGTTTGTAGAAGTAGGTAGCGGAGACACTAAAAGGTGGTCAAAGCTCCCTGCACAGTCAAACGGTCAGTCAGCATCCTCAACCAACCCAACTACATGGGCAGACTTTCTTACAGTCCAATCAACCTATGAGTCCAATCCAACCCGCTTTGATGGTGTTGGGTTTGTTTTTAGCGATGAAGACAACCTAATCGGTGTCGATTTGGACGATTGTTACGATAATCCGTCTCAATCGTTTACCAATGCTGCACTGCAGCAATTAGCAGACAATATACATGGTTATATGGAAGTCTCCCCCTCTGGCACTGGAGTAAAGATATTTACTCGCTCCATACTAGCTAATGCCCACGTTGACCATACCAAGGGATTGGAGGTCTATCCAAGAGGCAGATACTTTACGGTTACAGGACACCACCTTACAGGCACTATTCCACAGGAAACACAAGACCTAACATCCTTTATACCAGCTAGAACTATTCGTTCGACTGGGGATGCGTTTGAGGACTATGCCCCACCAGTAGCAGACTATGATTTGCACAGGGTGGAGACTGAACTACTAGCATACATAGACCCTAACTGTGGGTACACAGAATGGCTTAATGTGGGGTTTGCCCTACACCACCAGTTTGGCGGGGATTACGAAGCCCTTGAGTTATGGGAAAGATGGTCGTATGGGGATGGTTCGGTGCATAACTATGCGTCGGGTCAATGTGATGATAAGTGGTCAACCTTCAAGGGTTCAGGTGCAACCCTCAGATCATTGATATTCAAAGTCAACCAACAAGAAAGAAAAGAAGCCCTTTCTAGAGGCGAAATTATCCTAGATTCAGGGGCAATGAACCATGCTCGTACATTCCTAGACAACCTTTACTCCTCTGAGGAAGGCTATCGTCTTGTTCACTATGCACAAGACTTCTATCTATACAGCACAACCCACTATGAGATAACCGAAGAGGCTACTATCCGTTCCAAACTCTATGCCCTATTGGACAAGTGCAAACGCACAGGCAAGAAGGGTGCATTAGAAGCGTTTAATCCGTCACCAGCAACCGTATCAGCAGCCCTAGATGCGATTAAGTCAATTACCCACCTACCCAACCATGCAAACACCAAACCCCCCATTTGGTTAGAGGCATACGCTCAGGACAAACCAGACTCATCCAAACTCATATCAGTACAGAACGGTATCTTTCACTTAGAAGACTCACTGCTCATGCCACACTCACTGGGCTTCTTTACACAGAACTCCCTGCCATTTGAATACAACCAAGCGGCACAGTGCCCTCAGTGGTTAACATTTCTTAAATCCGTTTGGGGTGAAGATCAGGAGTCTATTGATACATTGCAAGAGATGTTTGGTTACATCCTGTCGGGTGATACCAAGCAACAGAAGTTCTTTAACATTATTGGTCCCCGTCGCTCGGGCAAAGGCACGATTAACAAAATTCTTGTTGCCCTACTAGGTCAGCACAACACTGTAGCACCACAACTGGAGGAACTCTGTGATACATTCGGTCTTCAACCTTGGCTTGGCAAGTTGCTCGCTTCTTTCACTGATGCTCGCGCCCCTGAGCGTAACCGTAGTGCTGTTGTGTCTCAGCTTTTGCGTATTGTTGGTGGAGATACTATTACTGTCAACAGAAAAAACAAAGATTCGTGGAACGGTTACCTCCCAACCCGAATAGTTGTGTATTCTAATGAAGTGTTGCAGTTAACAGAGAACTCAAATGCGCTAACAGGGCGCATGATTGTGCTAAAAATGAGCAAATCGTTTTATCAGAACGAAGACACCGAACTCTCTTATAAGTTAGAGCAAGAACTATCAGGCATCTTTAACTGGGCGATGGAAGGACTACAACGCAGACTGGCACGTGGTGGTCACTTTGTACAACCTAAGACAGGTGTAGAGTTGTTAGAGTTGATGGCTGAGTTGGGTAACCCAATAGGTTCGTTTGTAGAAGATGCCTTGGTGTTTGATGCAGATTCAAAAGTATCTAAAGACGAAGTGTTTGCTTGCTACAAGCACTGGGCACTAAAGAAGAGTATAGTGCCAGGAACAGAGTTAGCGTTTAAACGCCGTTTCTTAGCAGCAACCCAAGAACACCGTATTGAATCAGCATTAGATAGAAGTGATGGCAACAGAGCCCACGTGTACCGTGGCATTCGATTAAGCGAGAAAGCACAAAAGTATGTGGACTCAATTCAAACCTTTGATGAAGGAGTATTTTAATAATGGAAAAAGATGATGAGCGCATGATGTACGCTGCATTTGCTTTAATGGGATTAGTAGCAAGAGGCGAGTCCCCTTCTATTGCGGCAGAACAGATGTGGCAATATGCAAACTTTGCAATGAACTTTAAGGAACCAAAAGATGAGCAGAATTGAAATAGCAACAGCAATCCTTCAGGGGATGTGCGCTGGTGACTGGAAGTTTGAGATTAAAGATAAGACATGGGACGAAGTGGCAATAGAACGCGCCCTCGAATTAGCCGATAAACTGCTTGAAAAATATCATGGGATGAACCACTAATGAGATTTATTAAAAACATATACATTAAATACTTAGGTGCGCCGGACTCTACTGAAATTGCTCGCAAAGAATTAGAAGAGTCACGCAAGGCATTTTTAGTAGCTAAGACGCACACCGAGTACTACAACGCACAGGTAGACTTTGAGACCAAGCGCATCAAGCGTTTAGAAGACTATCTTGGTGACATTGACGGGAAGAAGAAAACAAAATGATTAAGAACTTCATTATCTTTGGAATGTTTGTGGCTCTTGCTATAGCAGTTAATTTCCCTACTGAAACAAAAGAATGCCCTAAAGAACCGTATGAACAAAATCAAATGGTTGATGGCTGCGTGATGCAAAAGTCAGGCGGTGTTTGGATAAGGACTTGTGGATGAACAATGAACCAGTGGCGTGGATTAATTTAGATAGATTTAAGGATGAAGCCTTGTATCTAGCGGATTGTGTTTCAGAAAACAAAGTGGATAAAATGGGTATCACTACTCCACTCTATACCCATCCAGTAAAAGAACTAACAGATGAGGAAATACTAGAATCTTTTGCTTTTTATTTTGGCTCTACTTTAAACAATAAAGCATATAACGATGGCGCTATTTTGTTTGCCAAAGACATATTAAGAAAGGCACAAGAGAAATGACAACCCATGACGGCGGTAAGGGCGACCAGCAACGCCCACTCACCATACCTAAAGAGCAGTTCGAGGCTAACTGGGACGCAATCTTTAAACCAAACCCGTTAGCTGATAAGGTAGTCAAACAGATCGAGGAGGCTATTGAAAATGAACGCAAATGAATTTGCCGATGAATTGGAAAAAGCTCCAACACTGTGGTTTAAAGATGATATAGCCGGCAAATGGATTATTGAAAAGCTACGCCAGCAACAAGAGCAGATCGACAAGCTAACGGCAATAGTGGCGCTAAGGGAAATGGATATAGCGGCGTTGAAACAAACCATTGATGCAAACAATCTAAGCCAAAACATCGGGCAGTTTGTAAAGCCAGTAAAAGAACTAACAGATGAAGAAATAGATAATATTAGCGATGAAATACCACATTACATTGACACTTACATGGGCAGACGGATGTTTGCAAGAGCAATCTTAATTAAGGCACAAGAAAAATGACAGCGTACGAAGATGAAGTTCTCAGACTATTAAAAGAAATTTTGAAAGCACTTAAAAAATGAGCTTTACCATTTACCAGCAAGACGGCACGAAAGTTATTCAATACTTCTTTAATACAGAAGAACTTATTAAATCAATGCTTAATAACCCCCATGACTCATACCATAGGAACGCATAATGAAAGCTCTTGTCGCCGTTGCTCACCCCGATGACTGCGTAATCTTTGCCAGCGCCTACATGGAAGCCCATCCTGATTATGATTGGAGCATTGTCTATCTGA